AGCTGAAAACCACTGTTCGGAATTATGTGCTGGGCGAGATACGCGATGCGATCGGGCGCGGGGCAAACACGACCACTATCGACTTTGGCGACTACATTGACGTTGACGATGTTGAGCTGGACGACAGCAACGAGCTTTTCACCGAGATTATCAGGCCAGTACTGCATGAGCTGTCCGCTGCCGGTTACCACTGTCGGCACCTTGACGTGTTGAGCTATACGGTCGACTTCTAAGCCCATGAATATAGGCTGAGTGCTCAGATTTGAGCAGTCCGGGCATAAAAAAACCCGCCGGGATGGGCGGGTTCTTGGTGTTTAGCGTGTGTGTTCGGTCAATGGATGCAGTTACACAAACTCTATGCTGGCACCATTTTTCACATCATTCAGCAATACCAACGATGCATCAACGAGCTCTTCAAGCTCCTGTCGCGTAGGCTTGAATCTACCATCAACGTTCGGAAATGTACGTTTCTGCCGTTCAATATCAGCACAAAACCAACTAAGGCCGCGACGATCCTTCTCGGAAAGGCTGTGCAGTGATGTGTTAACGGCTGAGGCCAGTTCTTGTTGGAACTGAGCAACCTGCAATGCAGTTGCGTCTTTCATGATTTAGCCTTGGCAGATACAGCACTATTGATTGATTACAGAAACTGCATGTTAGACAAAAGACTAGCCTTTAGTGCCAGGGGCGTCAACCCATTTCACGCGCTGACCAACGGCTGATAAAGCCGTCTTTTTCGATCCGCTCCAGCAGTTGGTATTGGGTGCCGTCGACTGTGATCAGCCAGCCGCTGGCAAGGCCTGCGGGGGGTTGGTTGATGGTGATGCCGATGCTGACGATTTGTACCATGCCGTCGATAATGATTTCTAGGTTGCGCTCAACGGCGGCTTGTACGCTGTGGGTGGTGGTGCCGTCGGTGAGTGGGCAGTTGTTGCTGCCCAGCACGTCGAATATGGCGGTGTCGGCGTCGCGCATGATGTCGTCAAAGTCGCTCATGGCGGTGGGTCTCAGTCAGCGGCGGAGTCGGTGGCTTTGGCCGGGGTTTTGGCGGTGGCCGGTGCCTGGGGCTTGGCGGGTTTGTCGTGTTCCCAGTGGGCGTAGCCACGGGATACGAGGCTGATGATGGTGTCTTTGCGCAGCTGGTCGCGTTCGTAGGTGCCGGTTTTTACGCCGTAGGCGGCTTTGGTTACGATGAGTTTCATGGGGTCACCATTTCTGCTTGGGGCATTTGCCCATTCTGAGGAGTGTTGTTTTCCAGGCGAGCTTGCAGCCGCAGGCGCCACACCAATGCTGAATTTTGAGCCGGGGGTTGTAGCGCAGGTGTTCGCAGGTTTGGTCGAGTTTTTCTTCGGTGCCATTTTGGGTGACGACAAAGCCGCAGACGGCCCGGCGCAGGGCGATGACTTCGGCGGGGCCGATGCCCTCTTCTTGCACGAGTTTGATGAGGTCGGGATTTGTCATGGCGGTTGCCTGGTTGGTTGTTTGGTGCCGGTTGCGCCGTCCCGGCGAGGCTTATGGCAGCTTTGCTGTGCCCCCGTGGGTTCCGGTTCCGAGTCTCACGACTGGGGCCGTCCTGCTGCGTCACGCTGCAGCGGCGAGACCGATCACCCCCTTACGGCGGTTGCCTGTGGTCTGCTGGGGCGTCATTGGGGTGCAGGCCCTCAACCCCGTAACTTTCCTGCACTGCTATGCCGGTTAGCCCGGCAGTTTGACGTGGCAGGTGGCGTCTGCCGATGCGGCGGCTGCGACGACGTGGCCGATGGCGTCGTTGTCGGTGGCAGTCGCGGTGACGGCGGTGCCATTCCAGTAGACGGCAGCGCCTTCGGTCAGGTCTTCAGCGGCTTTGGGCAGTGACCAGACGCCAGTGGTGGCGACAGAGCCGGTTGCGCCTGCAGCGATGTCGACCAGGGCGACGCCGATCAGGGCGCCGGATACGACCACATCACCTGTGCTGACGGCACCGGCTGAGGTCAGGGTGAGGACGTTGCCGTCCTGTACTTTGTTGGTAGCCATGGGCTGTTCTCCAGTTTGTGTGTTCAGGTGGCCGAGGTTATGCCCCGGCCGTTAGCCGATCAGGTTCAGGCGCCGACGTTCTTCGCCAGACCGCGCCAATCGAGGGCTTTGACGCCTGCGTCCATGCGCACTTTGAATTCAACGCCGTCGATGCCCCAGCCGGCCTGCTGCTCCAGGGTCGGGGTCTGGATGCCGTCGAGGTACTGCACTTCGATGGTGTCGAACATGTTCGGGTTGGCGGCCATGTACCAGGCGTTGCCGGACAGGCGCGGATCGGCGATGACTTCGGCGATGTTGCGCACGTAGTTCGGTGCGGTGTTGGCCTTGCTGGAGGCGCCCACTTCGAACTCGGACTGGATGGTCTGGATGGCCAGGCCTTCTTTTTCCACCGGGACCAGCAGGTAAGCCGGGGTGATGTTGAGGTGCGCATCCCCCATTTTCTGCTTGCGCATCAGGGTGCGCATGGCATCCACGCTGCCGGTGCTGATGGCGGTACCGGTGCTGATCAGGTTGCCGTGATCGGCGTGGAACAAGGCCTTGGTGTCACTCATGACCGGGTTGTTGTTGAGGATTGCGTACACCAGGTTGGCAATGGTGCGACGTGCAGAGCGGCCCATTTTCTGCGGGATGCGGGTGAAGGCGCCCAGGTCATCGTTGATGATCGCCTGACGGGTAATGCTGAACAGACGGCCGTAGGTGGCCAGCTGGACGGTTTCACCGCGATCGCCGACGGTGGCCTGCTGGTATTCAGCACCTTCAGGCACGGCTGCCAGATCAGGGAATGCACCCAGGTCAACACGGGTGGCGGCTTTGAAGTCCGGCAGTTCTCCGACGCTGGTCCAGCGGTCGAAGGTTTCTTCGGCTTCGTCGTAGCCGCGCAGCATCGCCTTGTTGGCGACGTTGGCCAGCAGGTTACCGAAGTCGTCGGTTGAGTGGGTGAAGGCCTGAGCCACGATTTCCATCTTGCTCATGCCGTAGGCATTGATGCCGTTCATCTGCAGAGCGTTGCGGGCCAGTTCGAACAGAGTGTAACCGGCCATGGGGTTGTTGGCGTCAGCCTTCTGCAGGCCGATACGGGCGGCCAGTGCGTTTTCCACGTCGGTGCGGTACTTGGCCAGTACGGTTTCGTCACGGCCATGGCTGATCACCGGCTTGGCGGTGGGGGTGGTGTTGCTGCCCAGTGCGGCCAGCAGTTTGGCCTGTGCCTGTTCAACGGTGCACTGCATGTCATCGAGGCAGGCGTCCATGGTGTCGCGGTGGTCGGCTTCAAAGCCCTTGAAGGCCGCGCGGATGGAGTCACGGCGGGTTTTCTCGGCAGCCAGCGGGTCGGCAGCGTTGCCGCCTTCGCCGCCTTTTGCAGCCGGTTCGATGATTTCAACGATGTTCAGGATATTGCCCTGTTCATCGACCTGTGCCAGCACCAGGTTACCCTGAGCGTCGCGTACTTTTTTAAGCATAGTGGTTTCACCTTTTGAGGTTTGGGGTTTTGCTGAGGGTGCGGCGGTGCCGCGCGGGGTGTTCGGTTTTGCGTGGAGCTGCGCCGGGGTGTGCGCGAAGCCGAGGCGCTGCAGGTCGAAGCGCACGGAGGCGGCCAGATCGACGGCGCCGGTGATCTCATCGGCGAAGCCGGCGGCCATCGCTTCGGTGCCGGTGTACCAGGTTTCGGCGTCCATGATTGCGCTGACGTCGTCTTCACTCAGGCCGGTGCGGCTGGTGTAGACGCTGAGCAGGCTGGCTTTGACTTTGTCGAGCACTTCGGCCTGTTTGCGCAGTTCGGCGGCGTCACCCACTGCCCCGCCCCAGGGGTTGTGGATCATCATCAGCGCGTTTTCGGGCATGATGATGCGATCACCGGCCATGGCGATGACGCTGCCCATGCTGGCTGCGAGGCCGTCGATGTAGGTGGTGACGGTGGCTTTGTGGCCTTTGAGCAGGTTGTAGATGGCGGTGCCATCGAACACGCTGCCGCCGGGGCTGTTGATGTGCAGGTCGATCTGGTTGATGTCGCCCAGGGCTTTGAGGTCGCGGGCGAAGTCGGCGGCGGTGATGCCCCAGTAGCCGATTTCGTCGTAGACGTAGATTTCAGCCATGCCGGGCTGAGCAGCGGCTTTGATGCTGTACCAGCTTTTGCCGTCGGGCTGGATGGGGGTGACCGATGCGCTGGCCATGACGCCGGGCAACGGCGCGGCCAGCGCGCCCGCAATGGCGAGCGCGAGGAGTGTTTTATGTTTCATAGGTGCCTCTTGTTTTGCGGGGTTAGTCTGCCGGGCCGTCTGGGATGAGTTCGGTCGGGCCGCCGGGTGGCGGGTTGATGTCCCGATCGCTGACCTGTTGCTGCCACTGCTGCCACAGATCGAGCACTTCATCCGGATTGCCGCCGGCGGCGCGGATGACCTGTTGCGGGGCTTTGGTCATGTTGCTCAGGCTGATGCGGTTACCGTTGGCTTCTTTCTGCGGGTCGATCCATGGCATCTGCGGGCCTGAATAGTCGGCATCGTAGAGGCTGTCCATGTCGATCCCCGGCGGTAGCCGGAGCGCACCGCTTGCCACAGCCAGGCGCAGGAAACGCTCATACACCGGACGGCTGACCTGATGGATGAACCAGCCGGTCAGCAGCTTGTAGTCCTCCCAGCTTTCGACCAGCTCTTGGCGCTGGGCGCTGTAGGTGCCGTTGTAGTTTTTGGAGCTGGCCGAGTAGCTGCACATGGTGCCGCCGGCAACAGCGCGTTGCATGGCGTCGCGGTACGGGGCAAGCAGGCCACTGGGGCGGTTGCTCTGGATGGTGCCGACATCTTCACCGGGCCGCAGGTCGTCGAAGACGATGCCGGGGCTGATCTCGAACAGGCGGTTGCCGTCGTCGTCATCGGCATCAGCGTCGTACAATTCAGGCATGCCCTTGCGGATGTAGAACGCCATGGCGGCGGCGATCCGTGCGGCGACCTGTTCCGATTCCTCGTAGTCCTTGAGGTTGTTGAGCCGCGACATGACCGAGGCGAACACGCTGACGCCACGGTTTTGGTGCAGGCGGTCGATCAGTTTGAGGTGGTGGATCAGTTCGGCGTTGACCGGCTTGGTGTCGAGCCGGAAGTTGTAGCCATCCCCCGGGTGCTCTTTCAGCAGGTAGTAATAGGTGGCACGGCCCCAGCCATTGCGCTGGATGCCTTGGCGTATGCCGCGTGATTTGTCATCCAGCTCGATCGGGCAGTAGTCCGGTTCCAGCAGCTCCAGGCTGTAGGGGACCGGCCCGAGGTGGGTGTAGAGCGGGACGGTGCCCATGATGTCTTTAACCAGGGCTTCGCCATCGCGGAACCAGGTGCGGGCGAGCAGCTGTTCGCACATGGCGAGGGACAGTTCGCCGGTGGTGTCCGGTGTTTTGGCCCAGCGTTTACGCAGCTGGCTGATTTGTTTGGCCAGGTCACGGTTGATGGTGCCGTCGGCGTTTTTTGGCATCGGTTCGATGTTGATGCCGTTTGGGCCGATGACGCGGGTCACCAGTGTGTTGAGCACGGCGCGGGCCAGGTCGTGGTTTTGGTCCAGATGGCGGGCCTGTCCACGCAGGGTGCCGGTAGCGCCTGCTACGTGGGTGCCGCTGGCATTGTCGCCCTTGTTGGTTCGGGTGCGCGATGGCTTGGCGGACTCATACGCGGCCAGCACCTGACGGGCACGGGCGCGGCGCACGGCTCGCTCAGGCGCGAAGGGCGCGATCAGTCGGTCTGTCCAGTGCATCAGTTGAAACTCGCCAGTGAGTGAGTGGTGCGTTTGCCCGCGGCTTTTGCCGCTGCGGTTGCGGCCTTGGCGCGGGTGAGCTCGCGGCCATTCATCTTGACTGTCTGGCCCTTGAGCACCTTGGCTTCGGCCTCGGTGTAGAGCTGGACCATTTCGGCGGCGGTGGTCATCAGTGGTTGCCTCCCAGCCAACTGTTGCCGAAGGCGTTCGGGCGTTGCCGTCTGCGCTGTTTCGGTTTTTCAGTGGGCTGTTTTGGTTGTGGGGTTGCCGGTGCATCCGGTTCTGCCGGGGCGCTGAACATGTCGGCCTGGGCCAAGTCGGCTTCGATCTGGTCCCATTGCGACGGGGTCAACAGGTTGATGCGTTCGGCGCGGGCGGCGTGGATGGCGTAGACGGTGCAGTCCCAGGCTTCCACCCGGCTGCCGGCCTTTTGCTGCCAGATCAATTTGCCGCGCTGGGTGCGCGATGGTGCTTTGATCTCGCCGGTCATCTGGTCGTAGAAGTCGGAGCGGACTTCGGTGTACCAGTGCATGCGGCCGGGGCCGTTGCCGGTCAGTTTGAGCCGTGCGGCCAGCAGGTCTTTGGCCTTGTTGACGCCGACCAGCCAGATCTGCAGGCCGTATTTCGCGGCTTTGTTGAGCTTGTTGATGTCGATCTTGCGCGGGGCTGTGACGATTTCGGCGTCGATGCTGTTCGCGCCTTTGATCGCCCGCAGCTTGACGCCTTTTTTGGCCCGGCTGCGCACGTAGTGGTAGACGGCATCGTTGGTCTGGCCGTCGCCAGAGTCGATGTCGGCGGCCTTGATCCGCAGGGCGTAGCCTTTGCTGTGCTGGTAGGTGGTGAACAGGATTTGATCCAGCTCGGTCCATACTGGGTCGTTGCGATCGGCGGTGCTGCCGACGGCTGCGATTTCGCCCCAGTAGATCAGCCACATTTCTTCGCCGCGGCCATGGGCCCAGATCGTGATCGCCAGGCGGTCATGCTGAACGTCCACGCCGGCGGTGAGAATCAGGCCGCCATTCGGTACGATCTTTTCGTTGTAGGCCTCGGCCCGCTCAGACAGTGCATCGGCTGCCGGTGCATCGCTGGCATATTCGTAGGGAATGCCCAGCGTGTTGTTGGCGAAGCCGATCATCTTCGATTCATCGCCCCATTCCAGTGCGTGCTGGGCTTCGAGGAAGCGGCGCACCAGTACGGCCAGCTTGGAGCCGGGGAACGGGCTGTAGAGTTCGTTGATGTAGAAGCCAGCGGTGTCGCCACCGGGTTTGTCGGCGATCCATTCGCCCTGGCGGACGTTCAGGTTTTTCTGGCGGTCGGTCCATTCGGTACCGCAGTGGGGGCAGACGTAGGCGGCAGTATCTGGATCGGCGCTGCCGTAGACTTCATCGTGCCGGTCTGGAGCTTCGTCCCAGACCACGTTGTCCCAAGTCAGCACATGGCTGTCGCCGCACTCATGACAAGGCACCCAGAATTTGCGCTGATCCGATTTTTTGTAGGCATCTTCAACGCGGCTCAGGCCCTTGACCGTTGGCGTGCCGCCGAAGATGACCTTTCGGTCTTCGTAGGTTTTGGCGCGCTGCTCCAGCAGGTCAACTGAATCGCCCTGCCCGCGCACATCGCTTGAGCAATCGTCTGGCTCTTCGACTGCTACCACCGGGGCAGACAACGACTTGACGTTGTCCGGCGCGTTGGATGCGACCAGCGCGAGGAAGCCGCCGGGGAACCGTTTGAAATCCATGCGGTTGCCGGCGGAGCGGCTGGTCTCGACATCGATCAGTTCACGCAGTACCGGGGTGGCCCGCACGGTGGGGTCGAACTTCTGGTCCAGGTACTTGCGGATTGTCTTTTCTTTGGGGAACAGCAGCACCACGCCGCAGGGGTCGAGGTGTATGCGCTTCGCCAGGTAGTTGTTCCAGACGCCATCGGTCCACGCGACCTGCGCTGACTTCTGGCAGACCACTTTGCGGATATCCGGATCATCCAGCGCATCAAGCATACCCGGCACCCAGGGCGTCAGGCCGGTGCTGTACTTGCCGGAGTTGGCTGACTGCTCAGGTGCCAGCCACCGGTATGTGTTCGCCCATTCCGTGCTCGACATCTGCCGCGGCGGCTGCAGGTTCTGCAGGGCACGGCTGATCACCGTCTGCAGGTTTTGCTGCAGCCGTTGATAGATGGGTGAGGAGGTGTCGAGCATGTCGGTGTAGGATCTCGATATCCAGATCGATGTTGTATTCGATATCGATCTCGTTTTTGATTTTGCTGTTACCGGTCAGCAGGCCGGTGCGGATGGCGATCGCTGCATCGGTCAACTTGCGCTCGACATCTGCAGCCGGGACCAGGTCGCCGATGGAC